ACTTTGAGAGCAGATGATGATGCTAAAACTGATTTAAATAATAAACTCTTAAATTTACAACCATTAACATTTAAACAAGCGGCATATCTAGGACCAGAATATGAATCATTTAATATTATTGAGGCAATCAATGGCCAACTACAAATTGGTTCACGAGTATTTTTCTTACAAATTGATTTTGTAGATAGAGATAGAGATAAATTATGTAATAAGTTCGAACCTTGTTTATTCTATAAGAATGAAGCTGGAACTCTCATATCTAATAATTCTGGAAAATTATCAGAAGTTTTTCAACATATTGGAGATACTGCCTTTCAGCCAACAATTAAAAATAATGAAGCCCCAATAGTTTTACTCCTACATTTTGTAAATATTCCTAATATAAGTGAACCATACGATTATTTATCAAAAGTAGCAAATGCGTTACAAGTTATAAAGCCTCATATTCTAACCGGTGGATTTTATCGTTCCCAAAAAGAGAATGAGCTATTTCAACTGATGTTCAAAGAGTTTGGAGGAAAAATTATAATTGGAACAAATATTAAAACATCCAATCTCGCTAAAACTGATACAAATGATGATTTAGATTACATGGTTCATTTTCACTACTATGTTCCAGATGGTATTAAAGTAGATAGCACAATCGCAGCACCATATGCTTCTAAAATAAATTCTCTAATATTTGATTATAAATCTATAAAAAAGATGACAAAAGAAGAATTTATACAAAAATATTCTACATATTTTACAATCTTAAAAACACCACAAGAATATAATATCCCTCCAGAAGAAATGAAATTATTTTTAGAAGAGTATGGAATAAATGTAATTACATATGACTATTTCAAGGATGCTTCTAAAGATAATCAGTTAATAACAAAAACTGTAAGAAAACTCTATAAATCAGGATTTGCTAAAAGAATAGAAAGTCTAAAACAGTAGTAGGAGTATGGAAGAAGATATATATAAAAAATCTTTGATGAAAAAATCAAAAATAATTGAAAAAAAGTTAGACGATGCTATTAGTGAAGCAGAAAGTGTTATTGATTTTGAATCGGCACACGACCCAGAAATTATTCAAGCATTAACCATTGTAAAAAACTTTATCATTCGTAAAAAACGCATCTGTTACGGAGGAACTGCTATGAACGCTTTACTCCCTAAAAAAGATAAATTCTATGACCCTGAATACAGTCTTCCGGATTATGATTTTATTACATACGATGGTGAAAACGATGTAACCGAACTTGTTGATGATTTAAAAAATGCGGGTTTCAAAGATGTTCTACACCGTGTTGGAATGCATGAAGGAACAAAGAAGATTTTAGTAAACTATATACCTGTTGCGGATGTAACAGAAAGTGATAAAGATACATATAATATAATTCTAAAATCATCAAAAAATATAGGAGGAGTTCACTATACCAACGAGAATATTTTACGCATGATGATGTATTTAGAAATATCAAGACCTAGAGGCGAAGTGGCTCGATGGAAGAAGGTATATGAACGTTTAGAGCTTATTAACAAGCATTTTCCTATAAAACCTTGTGTTAAGAAACATATTAGAAAAGATGTATCTTCTGATATTAAAAATTTACTATTTAACTATGTAATATACAATCAAAGAGTTCTAGCAAATCTTGAACTTGAATCAATCTACAAAAAATCTCTAACAAATAAAAATGTTATATTTAATCCTTCTTATTTTCATGGAAAACTAATATTCTATTCTCCAGATGTTGAAAACGATGTAAATAATTTGAAGAAATATTTTAAGAATTTAAAAATTGTTTATCATCCTGCTCGTGGAGAATATTTGGCACGCAGAGTTACACTAATACACGAAGGAACACCAATAGCACTTTTAGTTGAAGAGTCTGCCTGTCATTCATTTAATAATATTAAGATAGATAAAGGTAAAATTCTACATATCGCTTCACTTGAAACACTTATTACATTACATTTATCTATTTATTTTTTTAGTGTATCTGAAATGGAATTCTTATGTGATATTGGAAAAGCTATAAGAACTCATAGATTATTAGCGCAATCTAAAACATCACCATTTAGTGTATTTCCCATCCTCTGTTCTGGTTACCAGAAAGGATATTCCACACTGCTGCGTGAAAAGGTAGTAAGAATTCAAGGTGAAAAGGAGAAGAAGAATCGCACTTTAAAGAAAAGAAGAGTAAATAATTAGCAATGGCTAACGTTAATACAGAAGGAGGAAGAATATCACAGTTATTAGAAAAAACTCAGCGTTGTGTAATACAAGAAAATTTAGCAAAGGCAAGAGCTTATATAGCTAGAGAATGTAAAGAATGTAAAACCTCAGTTACTACTAATAAAGATGTTATATCTGAAAGTGCTTATTTATTATCTCACGTATCTTGTTATAATTATGTAAAACCACCGGTTGTTCCAGAATCTGTACGGATAGCACGTGTTATACAAGATACTCTTTATAAAGAAACAGATCCAACAAATTCCAAAACACGTTTTGCGGATTATGCCCCTGCGGCTGTAAATGTAGCATGCCCTCCTGATGATCCAGCACTAAATCCATACTTACAGAAGAAAATTCCTTTTTGTCCTCTTCCGAATACTCCTACCAATCCAGTTCTCCCAGCATAAAAAAATATCTACTATTAGAATGTCAACTCGTAATACAGATGCCTCTTTAATCACAAAGATTAGACAAGCCAAGGCTCTGTATGCGTATAATACTGAGTTACAGCAAGCTCAAAATAATAATGCTACAACTCGTCAAGAACAACCAAATACACAGACACTTGACGTTGTAACTTTACGCAAGCAAGGTGGTTGCTACTGCTCACCTACTGCTAATGTATATGATTTTTCTGGTGGTGCGTGTGGTTGTGGAGCACGATAAAAAAATATTTAGTTTAAATTTTTAATCAATATTTGGTTATTAATTTACTTCTTGGCAATAACCTTCTTTACAATCTTAGCAGCAGTCATCTTCTTAGGAACTGCGATAGGCTCTACAATATCCGCTTCATCATCCATAGTTGGTGGCTCTACGGCTGCCTTGGGAGCCATGACAACTTCATCATCAATCTGCTCCTCTTCATCATCCTCTTCTGCTAGAGTTGAGAAGTGATTAGTTGAGGATGAAGGAGGAGGAGCTACCTTGGCAACCGTCTTTACAGGTGCGGCTGCAGTAGTCTCAGCACCCTCCTCATCACGGAAAGCAAATCCACGAATGCTCTCAGGGAGATGGTCAGCCTTAATCTGAACCGCCTTCCAAGAAAGACCGAACTTAGAACCAGCAAACCATACACCAGTGCACTGGATTAGTGAAGAGATAGTTGCGCCCTTTACAAGAATATCCTCAAGTGGGATATCACTCAGAGGACGCTTCTTCTCATCATATACAGCCGTCTCAAACTTACCCTCACGCTGCTTTAGCTGAATCTTTAGAGTAGGAGGATAAGGCTTCAGATTACCCTCGGCATCCTTAGAGAAACGAACACAAGGAGTGTAGAACGCCTTAATGATATCACGATTTAGTTCAGACTTGAACCACTGCTTTGAGAACTTTACACCGAGATCAATCATATACTCATCAAGAGAGTTGAAAGCATCAAATACTTGCTTGGGCTTTGAGCCATCTACATCATAACCCTTTAGAGATAGGTCAACAGAATACTTGACAGGACCAGCCTTGTCAAATACACTCATACCATAGGGGATGTTAAGAGCAGATACCTGAATCATAAGTGAGTGACCCTCGTAATTGACATATGCCTGCTTTGCGCCACTATCCATCACCTTGATGGGGGCGACCTGGACATTGGAAGGCTTGAAATCCTTAGGGAGAACGATAGCACTAGACATTTTTTGTAATACAACTTTACCGGCAAAATATGGATCAATTTTTTGGTTTTTTTGTAAATTTTTCAAAAAAAAAATTTTAAAAAAACTAGTAAGAAGAGAATGTCGATGTCTCAGTCAGAACGTATTAGAAGAATACAAGAAGAGGCAAATAAATACTTATCAAGAAATAAAGTGCGTGATAGTTCTGAATTAACTCTTATTCGTCAAGCAAAGGCGAGTTCTGTTGCGCAACCTCAGATAGTTCAAAACGTATATAATCAGCACACAAATCAGATTGTTCCTCCTTACCAGTTTGCCTCTCAGAATTCAACAATTGGCGTCTTCACTGGAGTAGGAACTCAGAATGATTATTCTGCTATTCTACAAAAGGCTCAGAGTTGTGCTGTATGTTCTGATGATGACCCTGCTCTAAATCCTTATATTATTCGTTCTGTTCCTTGTTATGATAGATTAGATTTCCCATTTATTCAGAATAATTTATCTACACCCTATATTTGTCAAACAATTGGAAAAACTGGTTATTTCCCCCAACCTCCTACATGTGCTGCTTCTAATAATATTTATTATACACCAAGTGGTTAATACAAAGTAGATTGAATCCAAGAATATGCTTCTGAAACAGATTCATTTACATAAGATAATCCCATTAAAACATACATAACACCAAGTGCTTTCTGTGTTTTATCTTCACTTGAAATAAAATTTTCAATAATCTGTAAACTATTTTTACGTAGAACCTTTTCTTCTTTATCATTTAGTTCAGCAATAAGAAATTTAAATAGTTTATTTTTCTTATTAAATCCTGGCACTATTAGACTTTTCTCTTTAATTGTAAGTTGCAGTCTATAATTCCAGATATCATATATTTTTTTGTAAAAGATTATATGGTCTTCTTTATCCATATCATGGAACCAGTCAGAATTTACTAAATATCCAAGTTCTTCAATTTTATTAAAAACATCTAATACTCTCTGGTTCCACATTTGTTCATTTGTTAAAGAAATACTATCATAGGTAATAGAATACTTTAATTTCTTCAACCAAGAAAGTCTTTTATCTATCTTTTTTAGAATATCTTTTGTTAGATTTTCTTGTGTATAAGGGTTTTTTATGTTCTTGGATCTGGAACACATATAAGAAAGTGTGCGAATATCAAATGCCCAAACATGTTTATTAGAATCATAAAAACTAAAGAAATATATTTTTGGAATTGATAAAATTGGTTCTAATGAGTATATATCAGAATCATTATTCGCTATAGAATAATTATTTCTGGCAGGACCTTGTCTAGAGAAAAACTGTTTAGAACAGTATTTTTTCCAAATTTTCTGAATTATAACTACTGCTTTTTGTTCATGCTCTGGATAAATGAACATTGTAGGATTTTTACAATGTTTAGAACAGAAGTCTTCATTTGTCGCACGATTAGAACATCTTATATTTGATTGTTTACGATTTTTAATATTTATACACTGTCTTGAGAGGTTCATCCGATCCTAATAATACAACCGGAATTAAATATTTAATTATTTAAGTTAAAATTTAATTAAATTTATTTACATGACTAATTTCTAGACTTTTTTCAAAAAAAAAAGTTATTTTCCTTTTTTTGTTTAAAGTTATTCCCAAAAATTGACAAAAAAATTATAAAATTGATTTTTATATGCTAGTATAATGCGTATTAAAATGAGTTCTAATTCCTCATCTTCCGGTATAATGTCTGCTTCCACTTCTACCCCTAAGCGTGTCGCGAAGAAGAGCACCCCTGCTGATTCCGCCCCTGTTGTAGCCGCCCCTGCCCCCGTGGCCGCCGCTGTAACTCCCGCGCCCAAGGCCAAGCGCGCCGCCAAGGCTGCTGCCTCTGAGCCCGTCGCTGTTGCTGAGCCTGTAGCTGTATCTGCCCCTGTAGTAGTATCCTCTACCCCTGTAGAGTCTGCGGCGGTCGCTGTAGCCCCTGTCACCACTCTCGATGACGACCTCAAGGCTGTTTCTAGCAACCTGAACTCTCTCCGTGAGACTGCCTCCACTCTCCTCTCCCAGATCAAGAAGCTGGAGAAGCGTGTTCACCGCGAGATGAAGGATGCTCGCAAGCGCCGCCGCCGCGTGAAGGTTGATGAGAATGGTGTAGAGGTCAAGCGTGCTCCTTCCATCTTCGAGCGCCCTACTCAGGTCACCGCCGAGCTCCTCACTTTCCTCGGTCGCCCTGCCGCTACTCTCATGAGCCGCTCTGAGGTCACCAAGGCCGTCAACGAGTATGTAAAGTCCCACGAGCTCAAGAACAAGCACGACATCAAGCCTGATGCTCCTCTGCGCAAGCTCCTCGCCATCGCGGAAGGTGAGCCTCTGACTTACTTCAACCTCCAGCGCTACCTCAACCGCCACTACATCAAGGCGGCGCCTGTGGCGACGGCGTAATGTAGTGGTTAAAAGCAACGCTTTGAAGCACATCAAGGCGGTGCCCGTGGCGACGGCGTAAATTACTTGAAAGTTTTGCTTACAAGTTCTAAAATATAAAATATAAATAAAAGATACTTAAAAATATTAAAATATAAATATTTGGGGAAGATAATACTTTCCTATTAGCGAGGATGGCCGAGTGGTTAAGGCGGCAGGCTTAAGATCTGCTGGATGTATATCTTCGTGGGTTCGACCCCCACTCCTCGCACAATTTTTTTTATGTAATGATATTTTCGTAAAAAAGATTCTACGGATTTTTAATATAATCTTATAATAGTTAAATATGTCAGCTAGTATTGAATATGGATATAATGATATTTCTGAACTAATTAATAATTATAATG